AGCGTGCTGTAAATCTTTCCTTCGAGCTTGGTCCAAGGAAAGAAGTAGCCCCACTTGTCAAAGCGCCCAGTCGGGGTGTTGGTCTTGTACCAGTTGCCCGTCTGCACTCCGTTGAACGAAGTGCCAACAACTTGCGGCGAATCGCAAATGTGTTCCAAGGAGTATTCAAACTCGAACACATCCCCAACATGCGGTGCCTGCTGGTAGGTTCCTTCAACAACGACTTGATGGTCGGTGGCGTCAGTGCCAACCGAAATGATTCTTTTGGCTACACCGATATTTCCTGCGTGCGTTGAATATGTGCACCGAACGATGACGTTCAGCAATGTGCCCGATGATGGGTTTGTACGGAAATCTCTCCAGCGGATGCCAAGGTAAAGTCGCGTGTTTCCGCCTTCTACTGTGGCGGTGGTCTTGTTGACCATGTTGAAAAAGATTGATTCGTCCGCGATGGATGCCGGAGAAAACGGAGGATCGACCGTGATCGTGTTGGCCGTGTTGGCCGTGATCTTATGAAGCGTGTTGGTCAGTCCACGCTTAATGACAACGTCCTTAAGCGAGTCATCGGCAGACGCCGTGATGTAAAGCGCCATGGTGCTCGTACCACCTGAGCCAACTGCGCCAGTGCCCGGGTAGTACATGTAGCCGCTCGATGCCGGATTGTAGAACGTCAAGTACTTGACGCTCGGCATGGCGAGGCCGCGAATGTTGACCTTGGAGTACCCGTAGAAGTCGCCCGGCACCGTGAAGAGGTCGCCTTGGGTAATCGACATCTTCGGGACGGCCATCAAGTCGGCGTTTGGATGCAGCAGAAGCCACGAAGCATCGTCACCGATTGGGTCCGAGTTGCTCTGCCCGAGCGAGATGAGAACTTTCTTGACGGCCATGTTTGATCCTGAATGCAAAAAGGGGCCGCACTAGGCGACCCCTCATCTAAAGAACGTTAGCAATGCAATTGAATCAGGCTTCGCTTGGGGTCTGTGCCTGCCGCCGAATCCGGGTAAGTACACGCCTCTTCGGCGCTACTTCGGGTACAGCGGAAGGCTTTTGACCAGCAGTTTCCTGCGGTCCATCAAGGCACTCAATGTTCAGGCAGGGCGGTCCCGAATACTCGAAGATCGCACCTTCATCACGATAAGCGTTATCGATGAAAACAGGACACAAAGCTCGATATCTAGGCATGGCTCAGACGATGGTAAAGTTCTTGGAGTAGTACGTTCTGCCGTCCAGCATCTGGATATCCTTGACGAGTTCGGCACGAATCGCACCAGCAGAGATGGCACCAGTAATCGTGTAGTAGCCGGACAGATACCTAGCGCCAGTCGCACCAATGGTGCCACTGATGGCGGTAATCAGGCCCGGCAACGGAACGACGATCTTGGTTGCTGGCGTGCCAGCCCCAACCGCTGCCGTGTGAGCGACAAGCTGCGCAGAGGCATAGGGTCCGCTCTGCACAACGGTTGAACTGCTGGACATGTCCGCATTCGGGCTGACGGCCAGTCCAAAGCGAACAGTTCCAGCGCCAGAGAAGGCTGTCGTGACCGTGACAAGGAGGGACAGCGTTTCGCCGTCCCCCAAGTCACGCGCCATCGACAGATCAACCTTGTCCGTGGAAATGATGTTGGTATCAGTTCCAGTAACGGTTTGCCCGTTTGAAAACAGAAGTAGTTGATCAGCGATCATTAAAGCCTCCTTTAGCTTTATCCAAAGGTAATGCCACTCGGATAGCTCTTCTTGCCATCCTGAACGCCGATCACAACATCGGAGATCACTCGGCCACCAGTCGTAAAAGTGCCAGTCGGAACATACCGAAGGCCAAGATACAACTGACCGAGATTTCCCTGCACGGCAGCGGCTGCGCTAACGATGCCCGCGAGAAGCGGGTTAATTCGAATGGCGCAAACGTAACCCATCTTCTGGCCCGTCGGTGCGATCAGCGAAACAAGTGGGATCGCATCCGAGAAGCCAACAAGCTGAACGTTGGCGCTAAGGCCAACATCAGAAGCGATGACTGCTCGAACCTGAAGGCTGGTTCCGCCAGCAAAGGTGCCAGTTACGCGAGTGTAGACATAAATGTCTTCACCCTCACCCATGTCCCTGATGGCACCAAGGTCAATTACGTCGGAAGAAATAATTTCTGCCGCTCCGGTAATTGCCTGACCGCCAGCCGCACGATCTGCGGTGCTAGTAAGACTAAGACTTGCGTCAGTATACATTGTTGATTTCTCCTTTTATCAGACCGTGGCTTCGGTGTTGAGGATCGAGTCAACGCAACGAATCGGGATGCCGAGGAACGACAGCCACGAAGTGGCGGTGCCGAACTGGCTCAGACCCTGATTGACTGCGAGAACGTTCTGCGCCTTGTTCATGGCCTGAATCGACAGGTAGCTATGCACCGTTCGATTCATGTAGAACACAGGGCGGCCCATCTTGAGATTCGGCGGGCGATACATGGCGCGAGCCATGAGCTTGACAAGCTGGGTGTTTTGGTTGTCAGCCTGCGTACCAGTGCTACCACCAAGGTCGGAGGGAAGGATGTTGGGGATGCGAACCACATACCGCCAATCCTTGACCACCAAACCGTTCTTCCACTGGTAACGAGTCACCAGTGCCTGCATGCGATTCGTGCTCGAAGCAGAACCAGCAGTAGAGCCTTCGGTGTAGACCGTCTGCTCGCCAAGGTCCTCATGCATGAGCCCGGCCTTGCTGCCCTTCGGGAACGGGCAATAAACCGTCTGATCGCCCCACACAACGAGGTAGACCGAGGTCATATTCCCCGAAGAAGAACCGCCAGCGGACAGAATGTTCTGACTATTTGCGGCGGATTGAGACGAATAGCGAGGAGCCAGACCAAGGAACTCCTTCGGATCAACCGAGGGGTTGCCATAGAAAAGGGTCGTGGCCATGCGCTGGTTCATCGCTTCAAGGAACGCCGTGTCTTCGGACAGGCGGAACTGCGCGGTGTTGCCATTCAACATCGCGAGATCCTTATCGACCTCCGAGCGGGCCTCAAGAATCGAGCACGCCTCGTCCACCTGAGCGGTCGTGCTCTTGCTGGACGGGATACCCTGATTCAACGAGCGCCAGTAGACGGTCGGCAGACCCGTGCGGATAACGACGCGCTCGCCAGTGGGCAGGTTACCCTCCTTGAACACGCAGTCGGTCAGAATCTCGTTGGTCTGCGAAAGCAGCTCAGCAACGACGGGAACCTTGCCGTCTGGATCGGTGCGCTTAGCCCAATCAGCAAGGGTAAGATTAGTTGCGGTCAACGTAGCCATGAGTCATCAAGCCTTCTTAGAGTACAGAACATTGGCAAGGTCATTGAATGTCTGAGGTGCAGCAACCTTGCCGCCCTGAGACCCTGCCACGAAACGATCCTCACTAATCGCCTTTCCGGCGCGATACATGAACCGGATGACCTCCGGGTGATCGCCAAGGCCGGAATCGTTCAGCAGACTGCGGAGTTCCTTGGTGCCAAAAGCATCAAGCGCCTTGCGGGCGACGCTTAGGTTGGCATCAAGCTTCTCTCCCCCAAACTCAGCATCAGCGCGAGTGTTCTGGACCCACTCGTTGCGGATGGTCTGAAGCTGCTGGTTCTGACGCTCCTGAAGCTTGGGAGCCATCGTGTCGAGAACCTTCTGGGCTGAATCCTGAGTGAGATTCAGTTCCTTCGCGACGTTGCCAAATACTTCCAGTACTTGGGAATCGAACTCGAAGCCTTCGTGAGTCTTGAACTCATACTTCTCCGGCGCGCCTTGCGGCTTGTCGGAAACGGGCTTCTGTTCCGCAGCTACGGGCTGCGGCGCGTTCTGGGGAGCCTTCTGCTCAGGTGCCGACGCGGCCTGTGCGGGCGCGGCGGGAGCCTGTGGTGCAACTGCTTGGCCTTCAGTTGGAGTCGTTTCGGGCGCTGTCAGTGCGGTCATTCGCGTTCTCTTTCACAAGAGTCGGATACAGTTCTGGACACAGCGCGTGGATCATCGCTAGCAGTTGAAGCCCGTAGTTTCGATTGCCCTCCGCAAATGCCATTTGCATTGCATTGGGATTGAAGCTCAGGCGGAAAACGCCGGATTGATCCAGAAGCCGCCACACAATGCGTCGGCCCCGCTTGTTGCCCATGAGCCACTTGAAGTCACCTTCTTCGGTCTCACGGGACAGGCGCTCTCGCATAACCTTCTCGGCCTGCGCACGTTCCTGCCCCCTGATATCGATGGGGTCATAGTTGCTCACGCAAAAACCCTAGCCAATAACAAGGCGGATACGGGTACAGATAGAAACGCAGCAAGTCAGCGCCGTCGAATATACGCAACGGCTACGCCAAGGTCGGCGGCTCCAATAAGAGGGTACGGGGTGTCGTTGCCGTACTTAATGCCGTAGCCGACGCCACCCTTCACGTTGCTTGGGTCGGGGAACCAGCCCGGCTGGACAAGCCCCTCGTTGACCACCTTGACCAGAGTCCAAGCCGTGGCAATCGACGTAGAAATCGTCTCGACCTCTTCCGCGCTCGGAACGAGGTATGGCTTACGAACCAGAGATTCAACAACCGTTGCGGTATCCGCAACAGAACGCGACAACTGTCGAGCGACAATGCGCGACTCGACGAGCTGTTCGACCTCTGGGACGTTCTGTTTCTGTGCGCCCTCACCGTAGAAGAGCGAAAGCAGCATGGCTCAGATCACCATGATCCTTGCCATGATCGCGCTGTTGTTGATGAGGTTGTAGATGTAGGTGATCTTGGTTGCGCCGTCTCTGTAGGTGACATCAAACATGCAGTCGCCCACGCGCGCGCCACCGGACGGGTACTGCAACTGAGCAAACGGCATCAACTCACTGGTTACGAAGTTGTACTTGTAGAACCTGTGAGTTGCGTCTCGCTGGATGTACAGGAAGTTGCCGTTGTAGGCGTAGCGAGTGCCCGTGGTAAACACTTCGTTGGCCGGGCCGTACACAACACCGCTGACCCATGTGTTTGCGGCAATGTCGTAGTAGTCAAGCGTGCTAACGCCACCACCACGAAAGCTGTAAATGCGGCGACCGTTGATGATGGCATTTGTGTTGCTCCACGCGGAGTCAGAGCAATCCCAAACCCAATGACCCGACAAAGAACTTGATGGTGCGCCTGCTCGGGCAGCAACTGGAGTTAAAACAGTCCAAGTGTTGGTGCTGATGCTGTATCGGTACAGGGTGACAGCAAGGTTGCCCATGAGGTAAATAAAGTCATCGTTGCCCTCGATGGAGATGGTGCTGTCGA